AAAAAAATCAATCAATGTTTGAGGCCTTCCTGAAAAACACCGCCTTCATGAAGGTCACGCTCGAAGATCTGCAAAAGAAGATTGTCAAGAACGGTGAGAGTGAGGAGTATAAGAACGGGAAGGATCAGTTTGGCCGCAAAGAGAGCGCCGATCTGCAAGCCTATAACTCCGTCATTAAAAACTATACCGCCGCGATCAAGGTACTGGCTGCGGAGCTGGAGAAGCTTCCTGCCGAGATGAAAACATCTAAGCTGGAGCAGCTGCTGAATGGCTAATTATATTTATGAGTATTATCAAAAAATTAAAGACGGTTCGATCACTACCGGTAAGTATATAAGACTTGCTTATGAGATGATCATAAAAGGCCTTGAAGACAAGGTCTTTTTTTATGACCAGAAACGGGCTGAACGCTCAATAAAATTTATCGAGAATTTTACGCATCACGCAAAGGGCAAGCTTGCGCCGGGGCTTGTAAAGCTGGAGCTGTGGCAAAAGGCTTTAGTTGCCTCTATGTTCGGGCTGCTGGACGAGAAGGGCAACCGGCAATTCAGGGAGGTCTTTGTAGTTGTCGGCAGAAAGTGCGGTAAGTCTTTGCTTGCCAGCGGGATCATGCAATACATGGCTTATGCTGATCAGGAGTATGGCGCCGAGCTCTTATGTCTGGGTCCGAAGCTTGATCAGGCAGCTTTTGTATTCGATGCCTTCTGGCAGTCAGTGCAAAAGGAGCCGGAACTCTTAGAGATGACCAAAAGCCGCAAGATGGATAAGTTCATCGAGGAGACAAACACGATTTGTAAAATGATAGCTTTTGCTGACAAAAAATCAGACGGTTACAATCCTCATTTCGTATCCTGTGACGAGATTGCCGCATGGCCGGGAGATGCCGGCATAAAACAATATGGTGTTATGAAGTCCGCGCTGGGCTCCAGGACACAGCCTCTTATCTTATCAATTACGACGGCAAACTATTTATCAAACGGGATATACGACGAACTTTTTGACCGGTCGACACGCGTATTAAAGGGAGGATCAAAGGAAAAGCGTCTGCTGCCCTTTATTTATAAGATCGACGATGAGACAAAGTGGAATGATGTCAACGAGCTTCAAAAGTCTTTGCCGAATTTAGGCATATCTCCGTCTATTGATTTTATCCTGGACGAGATTGCAACAGCCGAAGGATCGATCGCAGCCAGAAGGGAATTTCTTTGCAAATTTTGCAATATCAAACAGAACTCTTCAGAGGCATGGCTTGAGGCTTCCGTGGTTGAGAAAATGGCCGGGGATCCTTTATCCCTGGATGATTTCAGAGAGTCTTACTGTGTGGCCGGGATTGACCTCTCACAGACTACCGACCTGACCGCGGCGGTCATCGTTATCGAGCGCGACGGTGAAATTTATGTTTTCGCTCGATTCTGGCTGCCGGCGAGCAAATTTGAGGATGCGACAGCAAGAGACGGCATGCCTTACGAGATATACCGTCAACGGGGGCTGATTTATCCGTCGGGAGAAAACTATGTTGATTACCAAGATGTCTACAGATGGCTTGTTGAGCTTGTTGAGGAATACAAGATATTACCTCTCAAGGTCGGCTATGATCGGTACTCTTCACAGTACCTTGTGCAAGACCTGAAAGATTACGGATTTCATACTGACGATGTTTACCAGGGCGAAAATCTTTATCCGGTGCTTATGGATATGGAGGGGCTTTTTAAAGACGGCAAAGTACACATCGGAGACAACGACATATTAAAGGCGCATTTGCTTAATGCGGCCATAAAAATGAGTGTAGAAAGAGGCAGGGGGAAGCTTATCAAGATAACACCCGGGGATCACATCGACGGCGTTGCCGCGCTGGCTGACGCTTTTACAGTAAAACATAAATGGCACAGCGATATAGGAGAGCAGCTGAAGAATATAAGAGGTTAATCATGGGTCTTTTAGAAAAGATATTCAAGAAAAAAGAAAGAGAATCACCGCAGAGGCAGGCGGCCGAGAGTTACTTCAAAACACTCACAGCCTACCAGCCTACATTTACATCGTGGCGAGGGCAGATATATGAGAGCCTTATAGTGAGAGCGGCTATTGACGCCCGAGCGCGCCACATGAGCAAGCTCCGGGTGGTGCTCAAAGGTTCCGCTCGTCCGGCATTGCAAACTCGTCTCAGACGGGCGCCGAATGACTGGCAGACATGGAGTCAGTTCCTTTATAGGACAAGCACTATTCTCGATATGCAAAACAACGCTTTTGTTGTGCCGGTGTTTGATTCTGACGGAGTGCAGACAGGTATTTATACCGTACTTCCGTCAAGCTGTGATCTCGTCAATATTGATAATGAGATATGGATGAAGTATCGTTTTTCAAACGGCGACACGGCGGCGGTTGAATTTAAGCTGTGCGGGCTTTTGACAAAGTTTAATTACAGTCAGGACTTTTTCGGAGATAACAATGCAGCTCTTAATCAAACACTTGCGCTTCAGGACTTGCAAAACCAAGGACTTGCCGAAGCGGTGAAAGCGTCGGCGTCCTACAGGTTTATAGCTCAGGTCGACAACTTCTCTTTATCTGACGATCTGGATAAAGAGCGCAACCGCTTTAATTCCAAAAACTTCCAGAAGGAGGGAGGGGGAGGAGTTCTCCTATTCCCGAATACTTATAAAAATATAAAGCAGATCGAGAGCAAGCCCTACACCGTTCCGACGGAAGAGATAAACGCGATCAAGACCGATGTATTTAATTATTTCGGTGTAAATGAAGATATTTTGCAAGGCAAGGCGGCAGGCGATGAGCTTGACGCCTTTTTTGATTCATCAATCGAGCCGTTTGAGATACAGGCGTCTGAAGTTCTGACAAAAATGCTTTTTACACAGACAGAGCAGTCTTACGGTGCGGGTATCTATGTTGTGGCCAACAGGCTGCAATATATGAAGACCTCCGAGAAGATTGCACTGGCTCAGCAGCTGGGTGACAGAGGGATGATCACTATTAACGAAGTCCGAGAATTGTTTAATTATGAACCTCTTCCGGAAGAAATAGGGAGTCAGCTTCCTATCCGAGGCGAGTATTACTTCGCCGGAGATGAAGAAGGACGACAGAAAGCTAAGGAGGCACAGCATGAAGAAGAAGAATAGAGAATACAGACAATTTGACATAAAGGTCGAAAAGCGGAGCGAGACTGAAGCCTCCTACATGGTAGAGGGCTACGCTTCAACCTTTGAGCCTTATGTGCTCTTTACGGATGAAGACGGTGTTCAGTATAAGGAGCAGATCGAGCCGGAAGCTTTTAAGGATGCAGATATGTCAGACGTGGTCTTAAGAGTTGATCATGAAGGCATGGTGTATGCCCGAACAAGCAACGGTCGTATAGAGCTTGGGACAGATGACCACGGGCTTAAGATCAGAGCTGACTTAAGTGCTACGGCAGACGCAAGGAATCTTTATGAACATATTGCAGCAGGTGATTATCCGAAAATGTCATTTGCATTTACCGTGCCGGAGGGTGGCGACGAATACTCCCCGAAGGCACACACAAGGACCATAAAGCAGATTGCTAAGGTCTTCGACGTTTCCCCTGTTTCCTTCCCGGCCAATCCCGGGACAGAGCTGGACATTGCAACGCGTGACTACTTCAACGGAGTGATTGAGGCAGAGAAAGCGGAGAGACTGGAAGCGCAGCGCAAGCAGAGGCTCAGGCGGAAAAATGAATTACTGAAAAACACTTTATTACTAAACACATACTGAGAGCGACAGGGCGCACATGCGTCCTTTTTTAATGCAAAGGAGGTTTTAAGATGCCTACAATTAAAGAAATCAGAGGGATGATCGCTGAAAACACCGCAAAAATGGAGGTAGTGCAGACTGAGATCAGATCCCTGGACACAGAAGGCGGCGAGGGAGTTGATGAAAAGCTCACCGAGCTGGAGGGTAAGGTAAAGACCCTCAAAGAGGAAAGATCCAAGCTGGATACACAGCTTGCCCAGGCGGAAGCAGCTGCGCAGAAGCAGAGAGCTAATATATCTGCCGGCACTACTGCACCTGTATCGCTGGGCAGGGTAAATAAGACTCAGACTCTTACGGAGATAAGAAGCTCTGATGAATACAAGGAGGCTTATGCTAATTACATTAAAACAAACGATGATGCCGAATGCAGATCACTTTTAACTGATCTGGTAGACGGAACCGTCCCCATACCTACCATGATCGCAGATGCGATCGAAACAGCCTGGACGCATACCAATATCGTGCAGAGGCTTAGAAGAACCAATATCAAGGGTACCGCAAAGTATCCTTTCGAGTATTCCGCAACAGGTGCAAGCATTCATGTAGAGGGATCTCCCGCACCTGACGAAGAGGTGCTTGAGCTGGGAACAATCACCATCGAGCCGCAGACACTTAAGAAGTGGATTACCATTTCTGACGAGGTGCTTGCGCTTAAGGGTGAGCAGTTCCTTAACTACATCAATGCTGAGATCACACAAAGGATCATGGAGTTGGCTGATAAGATCGCAGTAGATACGATCAAGGCCTGCCCGGCAGCCGCTACAAAAACAGCAGCCGGCGTCCCCGTAGTTAATCAGGCAGAGATAACTTTCGCAACAATCTTTGGCGCGATGGCAGTGCTGGCAGATGGCGCGACGAGTCCCTGTGCCGTGATGAACAGGCAGACTTACTTTAATGACATCATGAGCCTGTCAGATGAGCAGGGAAGACCTATCTACAATATCGTTTCCGACAATGGAAAGCCTCAGTACTATGTCAACGGCGTAGAGGTTCTTTTTAACGAGAACCTTGAAGCCCATAAAGAGATCATAGTCGGAGATTTTAACGGTATGATCGTCAACCT